CAGATGTGTATAAGAGACAGGGCTCGAATTTGCTCTGAAATAAAGCAAGAATTTACTTGCTAATCAGATTGATTTTTAGTATATTTATATAAGTTTTAGGTTATTGTTTTAGGATATGAGCAAAGGTAAATTTAACGATGTCAAAGATGACATCATCTCCTATATAAGGGAGGGGGATTCTAATATCTTAGCCTGTAAAAAGGTTGGTATTAGCAAAGAAACATTTTATACTTGGATAAATGACAAACCTGACTTTTCTGACTCTTTAAAAAAGGCGAGAAAAGAGTTTCGTGAAACTATCGTTCAAACGTTGGAGCAATCACTTTGGAAGCGTGCTGCCGGTTATGAGATTGAAGAGTCTAAAAATGAATATAGAACTTTAAAGGACGGGAGTAAAGTGCTTGTAAAGTCAAGCAAAATAACGAAGCACTTCCCTCCGGATACTGGTGCACTTATATTTGCTTTGACGAACTTAGACCCTGAAAATTGGAAAAACAGACAGGATAACAGGCTTTCTGTCGATGATGGCATAAGCGGATTTAAAATATCTGTTGTACATAAAGAAGGTACACCACCGATAGCCAACAGTGAAGATGACATCGCCGACTGACATATTCGCAACCTTGCCTTTATTTGACAGCATGATGAATAGTAACGAGCGTATCATAATTAATCAGGGCGGAACATCTTCCGGTAAAACCTATACGATATTGCAGTTGCTAGTATATTATGCCCTATCGTTTGTCAATAAAGTTATAACGGTTGTCGGCCAAGACATACCTAACCTAAAAAAGGGCGCATATCGAGATGTCAAGACGATAATAGGTAATAGCGATTTTTGTTCTGATAAGTTCTCATTCAACGAGAGCGACAGAATTGTAAAGTGCGTTACCGGTTCCATAATAGAATTTGCTTCGTTTCAGAATGAGCAGGATGCCAAGAGTGGAAAGCGAGATTATTTGTTTGTCAATGAAGCTAACGGTATACCTTATCCTGTATATTGGCAGCTTGCTATCCGGACACGAAATCAGATATTTATCGATTATAACCCGACAGCTCGTTTCTGGGTACATGATAAGATAATAGGGAAGCCAGAAGCAAAGCTATTCATTACTGATCATCGCCACAATACTTTTCTCTCCGAAGAGGAGCATGATAAGATAGAAGGGATTGAAGATAAGGAGCTTCACCGTGTATATGCGAGGGGAAAGACTGGAAGACTCCGAGGTATGGTTTATGACAATTACGATATTGTCGATTCTATGCCTGATAATTACAAGGGTAGATGGTTGGGTCTTGACTTTGGATATAACGATCCAACGGCATTGGTTGATGTTCGTTTATCTGGTGGCGATTTATGGATTGATGAGGTTCTATTTGAAGGAAAGGTAACCAATCCCGATATTTCGAGAGTTGTTCGACAGAATGGAATGGTGTCCATTACCATTATCGCCGATAGTGCAGAACCTAAGAGCATAGAGGAATTGAAGAGGTTCGGGCTTAGGATAGAGGGAGCGAAGAAAGGGAATGATAGTATAAGACTAGGTATTTCGGTATTGAAAAGATATAAGTGGCATGTGACAAGGCGAAGTACGAATATAAGGAAAGAGCTGGCAAATTATAAGTGGAAAGAAGGAGATGATGGAGAACCTACAAATGAGCCTATCGAATTATTCAATCACTCGCTAGATGCTATCCGCTATGTAGCCCTCAATAGATTGTTTACACCGCCACAACATAAGAAGATATTTAAACTCGGAAATATATGAAAAGAGAAAAAAGAAAAACATGTACGACGGCTCATTTTTTAGCCATCATGGAATGTTTAACCGAAGAATCGGTAGAAAGTGTAAAAGGAGCTAAAAGAGTTTCTACATTCAAAGGAAAACCATTAAAAACAGACATAAACGGTATTATGTACGGTGAATTGTTGCAGTTAATGGAAATAAAGACGACCTCAGAAGAATTTATAAAGCCCATGCAGATTGTTGAGGGACTTACCGAGGAGGAAGTTTTGAAAGCTGATATATCTGTCACGGCTGGATATAGAAATTGGATTATAGATGAGGTTAAGAGGGTTTCCAAAATGTTTGAGGCACTAGGTGAAACAATGAGCTATTCATCGGAAGAGATAGCCGCAGGAGTAACATCGTTGAATTTTGGCACATTCGGTATTGTCGATTCTTATGCCAAACGTATGGGAATAATAGATCATGATTATGTTCTTCAATGTGTGCCGTGGGTAGTTATCTATCAATGTATGAAGATGGATAACGAAGTAGTAGCTTATCAAAGGAGGTTGCAAAAATTAATATATAAGAAAAAATGATGGAGGATAAGATAAGGGAGATCGTAGAGGCTATGGGCTTCTCTTTCTCAATAGGAGATATATATCATTTGAACCAGTGGCTTCAACAGCCGGAACAACTTCCTGCCGTATTGTATGTAATGCCTATCAATGGAGGAGGAGAAATAACCGTTTCGGGAATGTTGAAGAAGAATATAGAGCCTTTGTTATTCTTTCTCGACCATGAGGGAATAGATCCGGAAGGAGAAGATACGAATACTATTATAGAGCGAATGCGTTCTGCCGTTGAGGAATTTGTTGTTCGGGTAAACGACACCCGATATTTTGAACCAATAACCGCATGGAGTTGCCATGATGTAATCAGGGATATGGCGATACAGTGTTCAGGAGTATCAGTTTCTTTGAATCTTAAAGAATCGACAGGAAAATGCGTATAAGGGAAATTCTACAAGAAGAATTGGAGTGGCTCAAAGGCAAGATTGTAGAACAGTTGAGAGCTACCGGAACAACGGTAACGGGACAGACGGCCGATAGTATCGAGGTCTATATAGAAGGCAATGAAAAGGAAATCGAAGCCTATTTACTAGGGCGACCTGCATTTTCCAAGGTTGAGAAAGGTAGGGCTGCGGGGGGTGTTCCATCTAATATGGTAGATATTATCAGGCAATGGATTCTTGACAAAGGAATATCGGTAAGGCAAGTTCCATACATTCGCCAACCGTCTGAGAACTGGCAACCGAAATATACGGTCGAGGAAAGAAGCCTGAATATGGCAGCGGGAGCTATAAGCCATACGATAGCCACAAAGGGTACGAAGCTATATAGGGAAGGAGGACGAGCAGACATTTACACTCCCTTTATAGATGAGTTTCTTAGACGGGTAGAAGATAAGATTTATTTAGAGTATAAACTTGAAATATTAGAAAGATTATGAATTTTACAGGAGATTATTCGATATTAAAACTTAATGTTTTTGCTTATGTTTTCTCTCAAAACATGGTTATTATTGAAGCTCAAAATTGCGAAATTAATAAAGTCGACATATATATATATGATAATAATACGGAATATAGAGATGGTTGGGTTTTCAACTCTGTTGATAAGGTTGAGCGAGACATAAGTTATCAGCTAAGACAATTTTTCAGTATAGATTCATTGTTGACTGGAACTGGATATTCAGAGACTTCAATAGAAGTTTCTATTGGATTCTCTATATATACAACTTTGGGTATAGATACATTTGAATCAAGATGTGTCCTTATATTTGGTGCTGTAAAGCCTTTCAAATATTATTTTAACAATTCAATTGTTAAGGTAAAACAATTTTCCAATCTTCCTTTTTCGGTAGATTTTTTGTTAAAGCCGAAAGGACGGGTTGACCAATCTTTATTACCGGAAAATTTGTATATAAACAGTGGATCAGTTACAGCTATGATTAACGTTGACCTTCAAAAGCCAGCGATAAAAGATGGAAAGTCTTATCTTGTTTATACGTCCGACACGATTTCGGTAAATACAAATGATGATTACCCATTGATTGGCACAGAAGCAGGGAATATGACTTACTTTATTAGGTATAGTGATTGTACTGACGGTATATATCTAATGTGGCTCAATTCATTGGGAGGTAGGAGCTATTTCCTTTTTAAAAACAAAGGAGAGACTCTTAACATTGAGAAAGAGGAATATAACAAGAAGAATTATATGAATAATGCCATATTCGATACTGTAAAACAATGCAACAAGATTGCTAAGAGAGTACTTACTCTCGCTCTGCCGATGATTGACAAAACAGAATATGGTTATGTCGAGGAAGTATTATACTCGCCTATGGTATATATGTTGTCGGAAACGAAAGATTCGTTTATCAGAGTAAATGTGAAGACCGGAGATTTTGATAGGACGAGTGCTGAACTTCAAGATTTTGTTTTCAAGATTGAATTACCCGAAGAGTTAACAATAAAGATATGAAAGAGGAACTATATATCAAGGGTGAAAGTGTCGATTTGGGCGACAGTGAGATAACACTCAATTTCAAGAGCAATTTGTTGGGGGACATTTCCAAGATAACAGCCTCGAACAGTTATACGATAACATTACCGAGGACGAATAAGAATATAAGGCTGTTGGATTTTCCCGATGTTGCCGGTCATGAGAGCTACATGATGAGGGACTATTTCAATGCGGAGTATTACAGGAATGGGGTAAAACTGTTCGATGCAAAAGCTGTTCTTATATCGTGTAGCGAAGATGGGTTTGATGTGGCCTTAACTTGGGGAATGGGTGAGAAATTTATTCAGCTCATGAACGATGATAAGAGCATACAGGAGTTTGCCGATATGGCTTTGCCGTGGAACAGCTCTACGACATACGACAACGGACTGGTTGACGGTCAGCTGTCACACGGTTATATCCGTCATAATGCGGGTATAGATGTGGATTCCAACCGGGACAAGATATTTATACACCCGTCGGTCAATTGCATGAGGCTGTTGGAGGAAATAGCCTCATATTACGGTCTTACAATGGATTGGGGAAGCTATAAGCAATATATAGAACTGTTGTACTTGCCCCTCATCTCACAGAAAGCAAATCCCAAATACAACTGGTTTGAAGCGGAAATAACGGGAATACACGAAGATTTCCACACTGTTAATTTGAGGCAAGTAAATGCGATTCAGAATATACGGATTATCACGGGTCACGATTGGAATGATATAATTATTCACAACACGAGCAACTGGAAAGATTGGGAGTTGGATTTGTGCATATCGACGACCGCCCCAGCCGGAGCCCAAAAGGCGGTTGAGGTTATGTTTGTTAGGTCGTCTCATATCATTATGGGTACATATTACCTTGAAGCCGATGAACTGGGGGTTTGCAGATATAAAGGCCGTATTCCTATCGATTTGGAAGGATATAACGATATTGAGATGCGAATAACGTTGATTTATAACTTAGGGATAATCAAAAGCTATGTGAAGATAACCGACCCGGATATAACCGAAGATGTTGCTTATGGAGGTGTTTACCCTATCGGCTCGAACCTGCCGGATATATCGGTTGTCGATTTCATAAAGCAAATATGCTGGCTGTTCGGCTTGTTCGCCATAAAAAGCGATACCGGTGTCTCTTTCATATCCGTAAACAAGATAATAGATAATAGAGACAAGGCGGTCGATTGGAGCAAGAAATTAGTCCCGACAGGGTGGACGGCCAAAGAGACCTCGTACACGTTTGGGGACTTTGCACAGAAGAACTATTTCCGTTACGAGGAGAACGAGAACGCCAAGAGTGCAGACGGCTATATGGTTGTACAAAATAATACTCTCGACCATGAAAAAGACTTAGTGAAACTTCCTTATACTGCCGGGGGTGACAATGGGGACATGAGAGCTGTTCCATATTTCAAATGGAGCGACGACGGTACGATCGTGGAGCTTGAAGATTGCGGAGACAGGATTATGCAGCTTGTAATCTCTTTTGACAGTCAAGTCAAGGAGGATGCCCGGTTGGACTTTTCAGACCTTAAATTTCAAAACCGGGTATCACGTTTCGGTCTATCTTCTTATCAAGACCTCATCAAATCGCCGTTTGTGATTAAGGACACATTCAGACTTACAGAGATAGATTTGAAAAACCTCGATTACTCGATACCTGTGTATATAGAGCGATATGCGGCATTTTTTGCTATTATCTCTATAAGGTCGCAGGGCGATTATTCAGAATGTGAATTACTTAAATTATTATGAATACTATAAATGTTTTAGGTTATGGCAGAGAAAGAGATTATCCTCAATGTTAAAGTACAAACAAATACAGAAGCAGCGATTAAACAAATAATGGAGCTGAATACCCAAATAGAAAGGGAAAAGAATTTGCAAAAAGAGTACAACCAATGGTTAAAGGAAGGGACTGTTTCTTGGGAAGAATATAATCGGGAAATGGAGCTTTCAAAACAACATGTTACCGAATATTCTACAAAGATACGAGCTCTTAGGAAAGAGATTCAAAATAATATTAAAGTTGAATCGGATTTAAGGGGTTCACTTGTTCAACTGCGTGCGGCTTTATCCAATCTGACTGCCGAATATGACAATCTAAGTAAGGCGGAACGGGATTCGGCGAAAGGGAAAGAATTACAAGACAAGATTAATGCTGTTACAAAAGAGCTTAAAGGAGCAGAAGAGGCAACCGGTCGATTCAACCGGAATGTAGGTAACTATGAAAATGCAATCAAAAGCGTATTTGGGAACAATCAGCTTGTTGCAGGAATTCAGGCTGTAAGGAATGGTGTTATAGGGGTAAGCAAGGCTTTTGATCTTCTTAAATCTCACCCGGTAATTGCTGTTATAAGTGTCATTACGGCATTATTTTTGAAACTGGCAAATTCAGCAAAGAACAACGAAGAACAATATGTTAAGTTGCAGCAGGTATTGGCTCCGTTGAAAATGGCAATGGACGGAATAACAAGGGTTGTTGAATCTATTGTAGATGTTTTTCTTTCTGCCGCACAAGCTGTTACTGGTTTGGTGGGTGCTTTTTTGGATTTTATTGGAGTAGGAGATAGCATAAATCAAAATTCAAAGGATTATATAGAACTTGAAAAGCAGAAATTAGATTTAGCCAATAAAGAAAGGAGCGACCTTGTAGAGAATGCGAAATTAAGTATGGAAGCCTCTGATTTGAGGGCGAAATCTGCTCAGAAGGATAAATATTCAGCAGAAGAACGCATACAATTCTTGAATGAAGCCATAGATAAGGAAAAAGCTATGGCAGACAATGAGTTGGAACAAGCGAAACAGAGATTAGAAATAGCTAAAAAAGAAGCTGAGCGAACAAAAAATAGTAAAGAAGTGAATGATGAATTGGCACAAGCAGAAGCTAATTTGTACAATGTTCAAAAAGAATATAATACAAAAACAAGGGAGTTATATTCACAACGTTCAGAGGCTCAAACTAAATTAAATCAAGAGGAGGAACAACGGTTACAATTAGTGCAAGAGCGTTCGGATAAAGAGCTTGCAGCTATGCGTGCTCTCCGTGATTCTGAAAATGCGCTAATTAAAGATAGTTTTGAAAAACAGAAAGCAGACATAAATGCAAGTTATGATGATCAGATAGCAGATTTAAAGAAGCGAATGGAAACAGAAGAGAATCTAACGACCGAAGCGAAGGCCGCCATGAGTGCCACAATAGCCAACTTGGAAAAGCAGAGAGATGCAGAGTTAGCAGAAGTGAATGAGGAATCGATTCGGGAAAAGTTAGAGCAAGAAGCTGCTTATATTGAGCAGAGGCTTCAATTGGCAACAGAGGGTACAATTCAGGAATATAGCTTGAAGGCTGAACAACTCAAAAAGGAAAAGGAGATAGAACTATCCAATACAAAACTGACTGCTGAGCAGAAACAACTGATTGAGGACCGTTATCAAAAGAAGCTCGACGAAATGACATCTGAGTATGAGCGGAAAAAGCAAGAGAAAGCTATGGAAGCATTGGAACTCGAACTGTCCAACAGGTTGGCAGCCGCAAAGATAGCCGGAGAAGATGAGTTGCAAGTCGAGCTTGAAAATGCCAAGAAACGGCTTGATTCCTTACAGCAGTTAGAGGGAGAAAGCGATGCCGAGTTTAAAGCTCGACAACTCGAAGCCCAGCAGGAATATTTGGATGCCAAAGAGGAACTTGCCCAGAGGGAAATAGAAATAGAACAAGCGAAGTTCGAAGCGGCATCTCAAATTACAGGAGCTCTATCGGGGTTATTCGAGCAGCTTGGAGAGGACAATAAGGCATTTATGATTTTATCGAAGACATTAGCATTGGCAGAAGTTGCTATTAACACAGGAAAAGCAATATCTTCGGCTGTTGCTGCGTCTGCTACAAAGGGTATTTTTGGTATTGCAGAAGCTGTTTCTTTAATCGCGACGATAATCACCAATATGACAACCGCGATAGGAATTATAAACTCGGCCAAGTTTGCCGATGGTGGTCTTGTAGAAGGCCCCGGAACGGGAACGAGCGACAGCATACCCGCTATGTTGTCTAACGGTGAGAGCGTGATGACAGCAAGAGCTACCTCCATGTTCGCTCCGCTACTGTCTGCTATTAATGTAGCCGGAGGAGGTGTGCCCATACAAGTTCGGGAAAAAAGCAGTCAGGCTCTCGGTGAGGAGATGATTGCACGAGCCATTGCACGAGGCATGCAAGATGTCCACCCGATTGTTTCCGTTACGGAGATTAACAAGGTGGGTTCACAAGTTAAAGTGGTAGAGAATTTAGGTTCCATTTAATTGTTCGATTCATGAAAGTACACGAATGTATAGAGATAAGCCGTCCCATATTGGAAGCGATGAGGCGTGCCGGAGTCAATCTGGACGATGTTAAGTACCTTGAAATGTACAAGCGTTTCCTAACGATGAAGGGAGAAGGGTTAAAAGTGTCTTATATCGCCGAGAAATTGAGCGATGAGTACCAGATAAGGCCGAGAAAATTCTATTACATCTTGAAAAAGTTCGATTCCGTTGTTTAATTATATGTGTTGTGTTTCGAGTGGCGTGTGTCCGTGAGGATATGCGCCATTTTTTTGCTGCAAAATCCGTGCAGTTGAATCCCTTCTTATCATTCTGTTTGATAGGTTATTCCTTCGTAAATTTGGAATAAACCAATGATTGGATAATGGTATTAAAAATATATTCTCAAATAGCGAACGAGTCGGAAAAAGCATTATTGCAGTTTTTCGGGGACAATGCAGTTTCTTTCATCGATGTAGACGATTTTGTAAGCCAGATACCGGAAGATGACGATTCGATAGAGGTGCGCATTCATTGTCCGGGCGGCGATGTAGCCGAGGGCTGGGCTATCGTTGACAAATTGAGGGCGACCGGCAAAAAAATAATAACGGTGGTTGACGGAGTGTGCGCCTCTATGGCGACGATAGTCCTGCTCGCAGGTTCGGTACGTAAAGGATATAAGAACCAGAGGCTTCTGATTCACAATACCCGCTTCTGTGATTTTTATATAGAGAATGCCACGGCGGAAGAACTGGAAGCAAAAGCTAATGATTTGAGGTCGGAGGATAATAAGATTCTTGACTTCTATGTAGAGCGCACGGGGGCTGATAGGGAAGTTCTCTCCACTCTGATGAAAGAGGAACGCTATATAAGCATGCAGGAAGCTAAGGATTTGGGATTCATAACGGAAATAATCGAGCCGATTTCGGCTATTTCCAATACAAACAAAAATAAAAAAAACATGAGTAAAAAGAATCTGAAAGATGCGCTGAATGTGTTGGCGCAAGCACTCGGTTTGTCAGGTGTAAAAGACATCGAGCTACAAACTGAGGACGGGCAAGTATTGACAGTAGAACGAGAAGAAGGAGACCCGGAGGTAGGTGATGCCGCCAGCCCTGACGGGGAATGGTTGATGCCCGATGGGAGAACGATTATCGTATCTGACGGCGTGATTACCGAGATTCGTGAAGCTGTCCCTGATGGAGGCGAAGATGTGGAAGCACTTAAAGCTGAGATTGCTCGACTTACAGCGGAGCTGGAATCAGAAAGAGCGAAGGGAAAAAGCGACGAGGAGTCTGCTATTCTAGCCCAAGTTAAAGCGGCAGGGGGCAAACAATGGCTTGACAGAGTGACGACTAGCAATTATGTGCCCCCTAAACCAAATCCGGCTAGAAAGAAAGATCCGGTAGAAGAGGAAAACGTCCTTGAAAAGGAATTAAGGGAGAGGAAAGAGAAAGCGAAAGCCCATGAGGTTGAAAAGCGAAAAAGAAAATAGGTAATATTAAGAGATTGTTTAGGTTATTATGGGAACTTTTGAAGATTTGACCCCTGATAATGGGGCGATAAAAACGTTGCAGGAGTTAATTCCGATGACAACGTTCAAGGACGAAAGCCTTGAAGCACTATTTACATTGATGACTAGTGCGAGAAACGGGAAGAAATTAGGGTTTATAGGCGATATGGAAGATGTCGGAACGAAACTGACGAACCGATGTAATCCTACTTATGTATCTGCTTCCATTGAGGCGAACGAAAAGGAGTGGGAATTAGGAGAATGGGAAATACCCTTAAAGCTCTGTTATGACGATATTATGGGTACAGTAGCCGAATATACGCTGAAAACAGGCACGGATAAGGGCGACATGACCTCTATCGAATATATGAATGTTGTCTATCGACCGGCATTGGAAAAGGCCATGATAAATATGATGTGGCGGTTAATTTGGTTCGGCGACAAGGACGCAAAGAATATAACCGGAGGAAGCGGTCAGATAACAGACGGGGTTAATACCAACTTGTTTACAGTTGCCGATGGATTCTGGAAGCGATTGTTTGCAATAATTACAGATAATGAATCTCAGAAAACAGCAATTGCGGCAAATTCGCAAACAACGGCAGCCCTTCAAAAATCGAAATTATTAGAATCAGGTGTTGCAACGGGCATAGTAGACTCCATGTTGATGGAAGCAGACCCAAGAATTTCTACCCTTGACGGGGCAGCTATTTTTATGACAAAATCATTGGCAGACGCATTGACGCAAGATGTGAAGAAGACTTACAGCACGATAATGCCGTGGGAAGTTATCTTCGATGGTGTTCAAATGGCGCAATACAATGGTGTTCCTATTTATTCCGTATCGATTTGGGATAGAATGATTCAAAAATATCAAAATGATAAGACGAAGTTGAACATTCCTCACCGAGCTGTTTACACTTCGCCGAAGAATTTACTTGTGGGGGCTCCCGGAGAATTGATTTCAGATTTGGATATTTTCTTCAATCGTGAAAAACGACAAACTCAAATTTATTCGACAGGAGACCTCGGTACTTTAATCGCAGAAGATGAGTTAGTTCAAGTAGCATGCTAAATAATTTTTTAAGAAAGGAAAATGAAATGGCAACAGACTGTGTTAGTTTGATTTCGGCAGGAATAGTTCCAAACTGTGACGATCCTATTACAAAGGGGTATGAGCACAAAGGAATAATTATTAACTGGGACGACATCGATTTTACGGCCACCACCTTTTCTGGTGCGAATACGATTTCCGACCTTGTTCTAAAAGAAGGGAAAAAGGCCTATGAAATCGTTCAAAGAGGAAATACGCCCTATACGGGATCTACCTCTGAACTAGCCGTTGGAACAATTTCCAATACGGTAACTAAAAATGTCCAATTTACGATATTGAACAAAGGTCCCAAGATTGCTGAAACAGTGATAGACCCCTTGTTCAATGGTAAGTATGTCGTGATTCTCGAAAACACATGGAAAAATCTTAGTGCCACACAAGGTACGAAGGGAGACAGTTCCTTTGAAGTTTTCGGTATCAAACAAGGCATGTTCGCAACGGCAGCGACTCGTGACCCGTATAGCTCTGATACACAAGGTGGCTGGCAGGTTACCATGACTGAAACTGAAAGCCCTGTGGCAGAAGTTTATTTGTTCAAGACCAGTTATGAAGCGACGCTGGCGATGATTAATTCGTTGGTTAATCCTTCTCCCGGTGTATGACCTATGAAGAAGCGATGAAATTATCCTCCGAGTTGATAGGGAGAATAAACTCCCTATCGCAGGAGGATCATCGAACGATCGAGAAACTCTATAATGAATCCTTGAAAAAAGAAGTTCGGAAATGTAACTGCAAGGACAAGCATAGAGATGCATTGATTGAAACATTCACTTATTTAAAAAGGAACAAGAAGATGAAAGAGAAATCGAAATATGTATTAAAACCCGGAGCTGTGATTCAAGTGTTCGGTGATCCACGTGTTTACACGAATGAGAACCTTACAGATGATATAGCCAAAGAATATCTGACCAATAACCCCGGCTTGCGAACCATGTTTTCTGTAATCCCTGACGAGTTCTATGAATCTAAAAGCCGTAAAGGAGCCTCAAAAGAGGATTAACACGAATTATCTGAGCAGCCTGAATATACAGAGCTATGGTGAAGATAATTTGTATCCCAATAAATTAGCCGAGGTGGTAGCATCGTCGTCTATCGCCTCCGGCTGTTTGTCTCGCTATGCAGATTTCATAGAAGGGAATGGATTCAACTCTCAAATAATTTCAGATTACAAAATCAACAAAAGCGGAGATACACTAGATGACTTGTTGGGATTGTTAGCAAATGATCTTGCAAAGTTCGGAGGTTTTGCAATACATGCCAATTATGATGTATTAGGAAAGATTCGCAACATTCATCATATCCCCTTCATTACAACGAGGCTTAAAGAGCCAAATGATTACGGGAAAGTGACAGAAATAGCCATTCACCCTAACTGGACTGGTGAGGAAACTAGGAATGGAAAACGAGTTCAAGTCAACAAGTCGAACATTAGTTTCATTCATGTTTTCGATCCCAATTCTGCAATTCCCGAAATTGAAGAGGTTGGGATAAATGAGTATAAGGGGCAGGTGTTATGGTATTCGAGGAATGGCAACATGGTTTACCCTCTTCCGGTGTATGACCCTGTTATCACGGATATGAGTACAGATGAAGGACTTGCCAATGTACGTTATCGCAACGCCCGGAATAACTTCTTGCCGAGCGGGGCATTGATTACAAGGAAAGGAACAGATATTCAAGAGAATTATTTTGACGATGAAAGGAGATATTACGGACATGAGAGTTACGAAAGTGAATATTCTCCTGTGTTGAAAAACTTGCAGGGAGATTTTAATGCTTGCAAGATAGTAGAGATAGAGATAGGAGCTGACGAGCAATCTCCTGAATTTATAAGTTTGTCGACCAACAATTATGATAAGGAATTTACCGTAACGGCGGATAGCATAATAGATAATATCTATTCAGCATTCAACCAAGAAGCATTTTTGGCAATAAGAAAAGGAAAGCTCGGATTCTCTGGTGATATATTGGCTGACGCTTATTCCTACTATTCGGGTAAGGTAACCAAAGAGCAGAGGGCAATATCGAGAGCCTTGTTATCTATATTCAAGAATTGGTATGAACAACCATTCGGAGAACTCACGTCTGATACTTTTAAAATACAATCGATGTTGTATGGCAGCACTAATAACACCAACTGATATATCGACATTGGCAAGGCCTTGCTATGCAGATAAGGAAATTGCCAATAAAGCGATAGACGAGGCGATAGATATAGACATTCGCTATCTAGTAGGTGATACTCTGTTTCAAAAGATAATGCAGAGTAAAGATACAATCTTACTAAATGGGGGTCTATATAAGTCGAAGAAAGGAGAAGACCGCATTATCGGAGGGTTGAAGAAAGCTGTTGCCTATCTGGCCTATTCACGTGTCGTAAAATTCGGTAATAGCTTGCCGACGAGGTTTGGAACTATGAATAACAACGATGCTTATTCTTCGCATACAGAATTAAAGGAACGACAAATGATAGCCGATGATACTTATTCTATCGGATTGAAATATGTAGAGGAAGTATTGTACTATATTAATGATTCGGAAGAATGCTGTGTTTGCGAAAAGCCAATAAGCAAGCGTAGCATATTTAAGATTATAGGAGATTGATCGATGATTGACAAAGATCCCATAGTGAAGTACTCGTGGGAGGATATTAAGTTTACCATTGGCTTTGAGGACAAGAACGGGAGCCCGATCGATGCCGAGACGAAGAAGTTTAAGTTCATCTACAAGGACGAGGCCGGTTGTTGTTGCGAAGTGAGCTACGACGGAAAGACACGTAAAAACTGTGTGTTCCGTGACGGCGTGCTGTACGGCATATTCAATTCCGGGACTTTCCGCTATGGCTTGCTCACGGTCGAGAGACACTACTGGATAGAGGATGCCGACTTCGACGACGGCAAATGGAACTATGGAGGAGTCGACAAAACCAATATAATCATCAAGTAGTATGGCAGATAATGATTGTACAATCGTTCATGAGCAGGTGGTAGTGCCTGACCCTGTGGTGGCGAAAGAGGTTGTTACCCTCCCGGGAGAGAAAGGCGACAAGGGAGACCCTTTTACCTACGACGATTTTACGCCGGAGCAAATCGCCGATCTTCAACGTCCTGCGACAGAGGCGGCGGCAGTCGCCAATCAAGCGGCTGAAAAGGCAAACAAGGCGGCCACGGATATAAAGGCTCTCGGTGTCACGTTGATGGCAGAAGAAGCAAAACGGGAATCTGCTGAAAGCGGCCGTACCTCGGCAGAGAGTGAGAGAGCCGAAGCGGAAGCTCTAAGAGAGACGAGTTTTTCCCAAATGCAAACTACGCTCGAAGGGCTTATTACGGATACCCGCACAGCTACATCGAACGCCAACACGGCGGCAGGAAATGCGGAGAATGCCGCAACGGAAGTGAACAACTCGGCAACTCTCGCTAATGAGGCAGCCGATAAAGCGAACCAAGCGGCGGAGAGCATAGACAATAAAATCTCCGGGAAACAAGACAGATTGATTAGTGGAGATAACATCGAAATAAAAGACAATGTTATTTCTGCGCAGGGGATAAACGGGAAATTATTCGAAGATACGAGTAAAACCTACCAGCTGTATTATTTTAAAAACGGTTTGTTCTTTTATTGCAACAAGGATAGCAGGCTTGCCTGTTGGAATGAACAGACAGGAGAAGATACCGTTTATGACGAAATCCCGTTAAATATACATTCATATCAATATATTAGAAACTCTTGCTTCGTTTATAAAGACGGTAAAATCATTGTACCTAACAGTAGTGCCATCACCTGCTGGGATTTAGATACACGAACTAAGATATGGACTTTATCAGAACCGTACTATAATTGCAACTTCATCGAATATAAGGACTTCGTTTATTTTTACAAAAATGATGGCGTTCTACGACTGATAGATTTTGAAACCGGTCTCACTGAAAAAGAATTCGATCTGAAAGAATTGTCCGGAGCCTCCATTTCAGATATTCAGAATTTCGGACAATGCGAATACAACGGATTCAATTATTTCCTGTCGTACAGTAATTTGTTTAAAATCGACAGTTCCAACGGCGATATTTCATTTGTAGGGAAAATAGAAGGTTCAGGATATAACATTATCGTCTATTTCAACAGTGCGGCTTATGTTATCAGCCATCAAAAGATTTGTACGATAGAGATGTCAAACATAGAGAACGGAACTCTTGCCAAGAAAAACGAAGCGGGATATACCATGAATACTTATGTTAATGTTTCCCCAAGCGATTCATTGATGGGCAATGCGATTTATGGTTATAGATATAAACTCACTTTCAACAGCTTGTACTATAATATTTATGTATATGCAGATATAAATATGGACGAATATGTCGGGAGAGTGATAAAAGGAGATTTCGGGTATATTCAGATACCTAACCCGAATTTGGGAAATGGAAAACTTCTGTATCCGAGGTATAAAAAATTCAATTGATATGATACAAGTTAAAATATACGACGAAAGAGTCACTAATATTTATTATGGCGAAACCCTGATAGAAGGATTCATACGAATAGAATCTATCCCATCTCCCGAAGAGATACCCGGAAAAATACCCGTGATGTATTACCGGAACGGTGCGATAGTCTATGAATACGAAGAAGCACCGGAAGCGACGGAGGACGGAACGGAAACACCTCCCGTACCAATGGACTACGGAGAAACGGTAAACGGATTGATCCGTCGGAAATATACCTTGTCGGAGGAGTTGGCGATACTTCGGCAAAGAGATACGAAAGCAGAGGAGTTCGAGTCTTATAACGCCTATGCGGAATCCTGCAAAGAGGAAGCCAGATTGTTAATCGAAAAACAGAAACATTGATATGGGAGGGATAAACGAGGCTACGGAGGTAGCCAGAGGGATAAGCGAACAGGGGTTCTTGGTGATGACCGCAGCATTCTTCTTGGTGTTGTCGGCCATGATGATGGTGGCCTGCTTCAAGTGGTTCAAATCGATTATCACCAAGAGCATGGAGGATTACGGAGAATCCCTGAAAGAGCTTATCGAAAGAACGAACGACCAGAATAACATGTTGTCCGACATATCGGAAGGGTTGAGGCAGGAAACCTTGTTGCGCTTGAAAGTGGTTATAAGCAACGCTATTGACTTGTCTGTCGAGCAGGTATGCCGGATTATTAAAGACGTCCGAGAGGAGAACAACATCGACAAGAAGGAGCAGACAAAAAAGAAAATACACGCAAGGGTGTGGAATGTTCAAGACGAGCGGGCAAACGGCTTTAACTATTTCACCTATCACGGCAAGAAGCTCTCCGAGTTCACCAACCCGAAATGGGGTGAATGGGTGGCTGACGTGGTAGAGAGCGAGGTCTATTCTGACAAAGTTAACAACGGTAGAGCCTATGCCAATGTGAAGCAAGTTTACGAAAGGATAAAACACGATTTTTTTAACAGATTAGAAAATGGAAACGATGAAAGCAATTTATGACAAATTGGTAAAGTGGATTGAAAATATTCCCCATGACAAGCTGCTGCATTTTATCGCAGGAGGTGTCATCGCCTCTTTCTTCGCCATCGTGATAGGTGCGACGGCGGAATATTGTGTGCTGTTCTCTTCCATAGCGGGCTGTATCAAGGAGGCTGTCGACGAGTGGAGGAAGCCGGGGGCTTGGTCGTATGCCGACTTGCTGGCAACCATACTGGGCGGGCTGGTGATTCAAATCGAGGTCTGGATTGCCTGACGAAAAAAAAGAATTTTTATAACCCGGCGACGGGAAAGCGTTCTTTGACTTCTTGGAATCACCGTTTGTTTACATTATACAATTAAATTAAAAATATAGTTATGTCATTGTTATATTAATAACAAATTATAAATTTGCAAATATTTAGAATTGTCGTCGTGACTTTATTATGTTTGTATTGTATAAAACATGTCAGTTCTTAAAGTAAAATCAGATGAGAACATTCATGCCGCAAATTTGTTAATAAATAAGAGCTTATTTACGGCTTCTGTACATTGTTCTTATTATGCTGCGTTCCAAATGTCGAAATATATCTTGGCTAATTTTTGCGATGTTGGATATGAAGAACAGGATAATAATTCAAAAGGTCAAGGTTCTCATAAATATGTTTCGACTGTTATGAGCGATAATCTTGAAAAGCGGAATAAATTTTGCATGATTGATTATAACAGGCATTACAAAACAATAAAATTCTTGCGTAACAAAGCTGATTATTCGACTGGTTTGATTGATAAGGAGGAAGCTGAAGAGGCACTTAAATCATCAAGGAGTATCATAAGTTTATTAATTTCTAAATATTGTGAGTTATGAATGCAACGGATTTTATTATCTCCAAACTTAAATCGATTTCCTCGAAAATATCGGGAATAGGGATTAAGTATGCTTATGACAGACCTACTGATTTCCATATCGTGGAGATTTCACCTGAAAGCATAAGACTGAATGACGAGGAATATTTGGAAATGGAGTATATGCTATGGAAAGAATTTCAAAATTCATTCCCGGAAGAAGATTTATTGGTCACAGGTGTAAAAAAAATGAATAATATGGATAATATCCTATTTGAAAAGTCACTTCCTGTTGACTATGGGAAATATAGCTCTTTTAACCCGTTTTTTTCTATAAGGTTTAAACTTAGCCGTAAAGAAAATATCAATACAAATCAAGAGTATTCATATATAAATGAGTCATATAACATAGCAGCATAGCATAATCATGGAAGAAAAGAAAGCGAAATTCAGATTATTAGATTTTAAGGTCGAACATTCCCATTTTGATATTGATACAAATAATATAAAAGAAGGTGATACTGACTATTCTATCGAGGTGGGAAGGCAGAATGGTATCAACGAGGAGAAACGAATATTCCGTCTTGGCCTTATGGTTAATATAAAAGATGCTAACAATGCAGTCAATATATCGGTTGAAATTGCTGGATTCTTTGAATTTGATTCTGATTTGGATAATCAAGCGAAGAATAATTTCTTCATGATAAACGCCCCTGCGATTCTTTTCCCCCATGTGAGAGCCTATGTTTCGGCATTGACTGCTTTATCGGGATTAAAACCGATTATTTTGCCGACAATAAATTTCTCGGCACACAAAAATAAAGACGATTAAAGATTGTATTTCAATTTGCTTCAAGCGGTGATTCTAAAAAAGTCACCGCTTTTTTTGTCGCCAAAAATGAAGAATGGATATGAAATACTTCACGATGAAAGAACTCACAAAGAGTTCGACGGCAGATAAACTGGGTATAGACAATACCCCGACGACCGAAGTATCGGTTGCGCTGTCGAACCTTGTCACCCATGTTTTAGACCCCTTGCGGGAGATGTACGGGAAGGCGATAACCGTCAATTCGGGCTATCGTTGTCCCAAACTCAATGCCGCCGTGGGTGGGGCGAAAAGCAGCCAGCACATGAGGGGTAATGCGGCGGATATAACGGCAGGGAGCAAGACGGAGAATAAGAAGCTGTTCGAGTTGATTCGGGATAACCTTCCCTTCGACCAGTTGATTGACGAGAGCAATTACAGTTGGGTGCACGTGTCTTATGTGTCGTCATCGAAGAACAGGAAACAAATACTGAGCCTATGAGACATATCGTATTCCTATTGTTGTTTTTGGCTATCTTGGCTGCGACGAGTTGTACCAGACATGTGTATGTTCCGGTGGAAACGACAAAGAGCGACACGGTGTATCTGAATCGTGTGCAGCTCGATTCCATATACATGCGGGACAGTGTTCTCATCGAGAAATCGGGAGACACGATTCGGGAGTTCCAATACAAGTACATATACAGGTTCAAGGACAGAATCGATACGCTGTATATATCCAAGACGGACAGCATACAAGTACCCTACCCCGTCGAGGTAGTAGAGTACAAGACTCCTCAATGGTGCTGGTGGGCTCTCGGTGGAGTTATCTTGCTGCTTGTACCTTACATCGTGAAATGGATAACGAAATTGAAAGGACTGGGTTTCTTGATATAATTTGATTTACGACTCCTTCGAGGCTTCGGAGTATAAAGAGGAAAGCCTCAATCTCTTGCTGCTCTTCCAAAACTAACAAGAGACAACATCACGGGGAATGTTACGAGGCTTTCACAGCCTTTAAACAGGAACGTGATGTTTTTTATTGTGTCAACAATCTATAATTTAACAAATATTTAAAAAGGCAAGAGATATGAAAACCAATGAAATCTTTGAACACGTCTTGCAAATCGTTTGCGAGGAATGTGAGCTGTGTTACGGCGAATTGATCAACGGGGCGAACAAAAATGCGGTCGACGCACGTTGCCTGCTCATCTGTGCGTTGGTATCGCTCGGCTTCTCCGAGGAGAACACCGCCGCTTATCTTTCCATGACCCGACAGGGAGTGAACAAATTGAAAAACAGCCTGAAACAGCGGTGTTCGGGAAGTTTTATTCTGACAACGACAAATCAACGGGTCAGCAACAGGATAGCCACCGAAATCCGAGGATAGCAACGGCAATAGCCATACGTTTGTATGCGGCCGATATTGGCCGTAACCATCAATTATATCTATATGGAAAGAACGTATGTTTTCAATCAAGAGCCCAATGGTGGCGGAAGCAAGTTCGACATCATGGCTTTATTGCCCAACCTGATGGGCGGTAAAGGGGTCGATCCCGGACTCTTGGCCCTTCTCAATCAGGGAAGGAACAATCAGGACGCTTGGGGCGGAGGCATGTGGTGGATTTGGATTATCCTGCTGTGGTTCTGCTGGGGCGGTAACGGATTCGGAGGTTTTGGCAACCGGGGCGGGCTTCCTGCCGAGCTGAACGGCGATGTCGGACGTGAATACCTGATGTCAGCCATTCAAGGGAACGGTAATGCCATCAACCAACTCGCCTCGTCCTTGAACTGCTCTACCCAACAGTTACAATCCGCCTTGTGCAACATTCAGGGCTTGATTCAAGGTGTCGGCAACCAAGTGGGCATGTCCGCACAACAGATCATCAACAGCATTCAATCGGGTAATTGTACGCTGGCGACCCAAATCGCAGATTGTTGCTGCAAGACGCAAAACGCAATCGAGAGACAAGGATACGAAACCCGTATCGCCACTTCGGAACAAACCCACTCCCTCGTGGACAGCGGCAATGAGAACACTCGTGCCATTTTGGCGAAGCTGGATTCTATCCAAACTCAGGCTTTACAGGACAAGATCACCGCTTTGACGGCAGAGAAGGCTACTTTGGCGGCTGAAATCTCCCAACGGAACCAGAATGCGACCATTCTCAATGCGGTAGGGCAACAGATTGCTCCCCTCGCTGCCGGTTTGCAGGCTCTCCAAAGCGATGTGGACGGCATCAAGTGTAAATTGCCCAATACCGTTCCCGTGGTATATCCGAACATTCAGGCTGTAAACACGGACTTGTACCGGGCTGCCGCTTATGGAGCTTATGCGGGCGATGTCGCATACGGGCGCAGCGGTTACGGATGCGGTTGCAACAACTACTGGGGTTAATTCCAGTAAGAAAGGAGGTATATATGTGGCCTAACTTTTTTACAGGGTTTCCCTTTCCGTTCCCGACGCTGGGCAGAGTGAATTACAACACTCTTCCTACGGTGGCGGTGACGGTCGGCACGGAGAACGTGACTTTGGAACTCCCAAACCATGCGTTCCGTAACAGGGACTATGTGGGAGGATTCTATATCAATCTCCGTCAGGCGATACCCGCCGGAACGACCGCAACGCTTCCCATTCTCATCGGGACGAATGGGGACACGAGACCTCTGCTGGCTTACAACAACGAGCCGGTGACGGTAGAGAATATCGCCGGTACGGGGATCTATGAAATCCATTACAACAAGTACACCAACGAAGTGTACCTTGTCAACGGTGGGTACAGACCTACTACGGCGACGGCGGCAACCAACGTCGCTGCCAAAAGCAAATAATTAACCGGGGCTGCCTTTTATCGGGCAGTCCCATTAAATCAAAAAACTATGTTTCAGAATCTTCGAGCAAACAACCAGTTATTTATCCTTCATAAGGACGAAAATCCCTTAGTGGATATAGGCTCCGTCGTCAGCGTTTCGGCTGCGAAGCCTAAGTACCCCATGCCGACACCTATCGGGCAGATACCCCAGATGGAAATGGTGGTGGACGTGGTGGTCTGTGTGAACGGGCAGAACACCACGTTCCAGAACTTGCCGGCAGGGGCGGACATCGCTGACTTCGGGCAAAACGGCAACATCGTCATATCTTGTTCCAGAGAGGCCATGAACTCGGAAGTGTCGGCTATCCGGCAAAAGAGCTTGGACGAACTGAACCGGCGTAATTACCACGAGAACGTGATTGCCGGGTGCGACAAGATATTGACAATTTTGAATCCCGAATTTGCGGAGAAGCAAAGGCAGGAGCAGGAGATTGCCACCCTCAAAGGGCAGATGTCCGAAATGAGCAGAAGCATGGCGGACTTGATGGCCATGAACAAGAAACTGATGGAACAGCTCAGTGTTTCTGAAACTTCTAAAAACAAAAAGTAATATGGGAATGTGGTCAATATTAGAAGAAGGCCGTGGATATGAAGGATTCAATGAACGCGGCGGTAGAGAGCTCGAAATGGCCTACAAGGAAGGTTGCGAGCACGGCTACAAGAAAGGCTATGAAGCTGCCATGCGGGAAATGCAGGGCGGCGATATGGGCTTCCGTGGCAATAATGGCGGCAGTTACGGCGGCGGGAATTATGGCGGAGGTTCTTCCAGTGGAATGAACAACCGTTATGCTCCCGGTTATCCTCCTTCGTACTATGACGAAATGGGGGAACGCAGACGCAGACGGGCCAACGGCGAGTTTTATTAATCGGGAGGGGAGAAATCCCCTCTCTCTTCAAAAACATAAAAAAGCAGTGTTATGAACCAACGATTAGACATTTATGATATTTTCCCCTCTGGCATGACGGAGTACCTTTCCCGATACGGCTGGCACTTCTCCAAGAACATGTGCGAGTGGGCGGTTTCCAGAATGAAGGCCGAAAACAAGACCACCGGAAAGAAGGAGGAGATAAAATCACTTTCGAAAGAAGATGTGGAGGTCATATTGACACAGGCGGGCGTGAAGTTGGAAAAGGCCAAAGGGTACGACCATGTATTTGTCGCAAATATGGGTAAGGCCGACTATCTGAAGTCATCGATTCCCGACGATACCCATTTGGCTCTGTTTGTAAAGGACTATATCGACGACCCTGACGGTTACGACGGGTTGCCATTTACACGTTTCTATGCCGACTGTATAGGTTCGGGTACTCCGATCATGTGGGAAAATATGTTATAAAACATGATTGTTCAGGATTTCTACATAGCGAAATACGACTGGCACGTAAGGGTTTTTTACGCCGTTACCACCTACTGGACAAACACCATACTCCGGGAGCTGGAACGGATAGGTTGTACAGGGAGTAATCTGGAAAATGCTTTCAGAAGTTTGTCGTCCGGTAACTTGAATACAGGACTTACCTATTCCAATTTCGAGCATCGACGGACGGTGATGGTAATTGCCATGACGACGAGTCCCGAACAGTTCCAAAACTCTTGGGACCATGAAAAGGGGCATTTGTGCAGGCATATATCCCGGACGTTCGGCATTGACCCTTACGGGGAGGAAGAACAGTACCTTCGGGGATATATCGGGCAGAAGATGTTCCCCGTGGCGAAGAAGTTCCTATGTGAGTGTTGCAGAAATAAATTAATTCGGGAAATACATGGAGATAGCTAAAATCATACAAGCCATCTGTTCCGGAAAGTCGAGGAAGGAGGTCTATAACCTGCTTTCGCCGGAAGAGAAGGATACCTTGAATCGGTTTGCCGATAACGGTCTTTTGAACAGGAGAATGAGGCGAAAATTTCAAAGGAATATTCGGAAATGCAAATGATGAACAGGGAAATGCCGGGGTGAGAAGCTCCGGCATTCGTGTTTTGTTAAATATTGATAAATCATGAAACATTTATACTATAATATTTTGTATATACAATAAAATGTAGTATCTTTACCATGTAATCAAAAACAAACAGTAACCAATTAAAATAGAGTCATGTTACAGAAAGGTACAGAACAATACAAAGAAGCTCAGGAATTATCCAACAGACTTCAACAGATTGCTAGCTATGAAAGATGGAATAATAACAATTCGTATGAGTTGCATTTCAACCCGTTCTATCAGTTTTTATCACGAATAATAAACCTGAATGTTTTTGCCTCCAACGTTGCAAAGACTATCGATGAAAAATGCACCTATCCGAGTTTCAAGATTGCCAACATGTCGAGTAAGCAAGCATGGATACTTGCCTGTGCGGCGATCGAGAATAACATAAATCTTGAAGATTGTTATACCCCTGTATGGGCTAGATGATTATAAATAAAATTACTTATATATGGAAACAAAAAGAACAATGGTATTATCATTTCATGTTTGCCGAGGAGGCAGATTCTTTAACCCCGGCCACGTTGAATTTGTTGGAGAAAAAACATTCTCAGATGTGTGTAGCATGTTGTCAGATCGCTTGTTCACGAAAAACAGGGACGAGCATGGGAGGTTCTGCAAGCCCTATATTGCAGACGAAGTGGGCACTGTCGTTAGTGAGGACGACGAGAACGGAAGAACCGGAGAGATAGACTTCGATGGTGATTATGACAGATATTATACTATCGAGATAGAGGATATAGACGACCTCAGCGACTCGGAATTGGAAGCCATAAGGGAGTATAAAGGGTATATAAGCGAAGATCTTGAACGGCTTATTAAAGTCAGTGACGACGAGGAAAACGAGGAGGACGAAGAATGAAAAGGGAATTTCCGCTATTCATTGTAGACCATAACCGGGCGCACAAATTCGGAGAAGTGGACTTCATATACTGTTCGGACATAGACAATGGCTTTATCGCCAAAGTCGAGTATATAGAAGGCATTGTCGAGGAAGTCGGAGAGGATTACCGTATAGAGCCCGGATTGTCAGGGTCGAATCTCTCCGCAAAGATCAGCATTAAGCGTATTACAGGTAAAAATTCTGATAAAACTAAAATACGAGGCCTTTTAAAACAGGCTATGAAGTATTATACATCGCTGTCGACATTCTCGGCAGACATCGGCAATATTACGGTGCGACAAATGGTGTTGTTCATTGATACGCTGATTTTAGACGGTCGTAAGAATGCAATTGCAGCCGGAAGCGATTATAATTATAGGAATACGGTATTAACATCTATCGCATTTTTAGAGGCGATAAAGAAGGAATTGATAGGAGTATGACAATAGAAGATTTATCGAAAAAAGCGTGCGAGATTCGCAAAAAAAAAGGTTTGTCTCAATATAATATCTGGAAACAGGGTATGAACTTTGGGACTGTCATTGCCATTGAAAGTGGAAAGAATGTCAACTTGAACAACTTCCTTAAATATTGTGAGATTGTAGGTATTGATGTAACTTTGGAAGAGAAAGAGTAAAATGTCAGAATCTTGAAAGTGAATTTTCAAACAATCCTAATTGTTGCTATACCTCGGCCACCCAT